GTTGAACTCGATCAATTTTTCTAAGGAAAATGTTCTTGAAGATGATCCTAGTGTCATTAAGGAATATAATCCCTTTGTGATAAATAGACTTCTTTCTGGCGAGATCGATTCAGTATTATATGCAAATGAAATGAATATGAATCATCATCTTGATAAAGATCTTCAATATTCATTTTATCTAAATAGTTTGAGAAAAAGGAAGAGATATTCTCCTTGGATTCGTAAAGATATAACCAAAGATCTTGATTATGTCAAAAGTTATTATGGATATAATAATGAAAAGGCAGAACAGGCTTTGAAAATATTAAATAAAAACCAAATCGATTTTATTAAACACCGACTTGAAACTGGCGAAACAAAATGACTAATCAAACAATTGAACCACAAGTAAACTGGACTCCCGATATGATGGTGGAAGTCATTCTGAATGAACCAGATGATTTCCTTAAAGTTCGTGAAACTTTAACGCGCATCGGGGTTGCATCAAGAAAAGAGAAAAAACTCTATCAATCTTGTCATATTCTTCATAAGCAGGGTCGATATTATATTACGCATTTCAAAGAACTTTTTGCTTTGGATGGCAAACACGCAAACTTGACTGTAAACGATATTCAACGTAGAAATCGTATCATTCATCTTCTTGCAGATTGGGGTCTGATTTCTGTCGTGATTCCAGACAAAATCGTAGATATTGCACCACTAAATCAAATCAAAGTTCTTTCTTATAAAGAAAAGGGTGAATGGGAATTGGAGCAGAAGTATAATATTGGCGCTAAAAAGAAAAAGGTTGAAGAAACTGAATGATAAAGTAGGGAGTTCCACACTCCCTTTTTTATTGGTTGATGATATATAATGATAAGGACGCCTTCGGGGTCCACAAAACACAAACTCGCTTAAAAAAAAGGAGCTACTATAATGACTAATCTCACAAGGTATACTGCTGCTGATTTACCCACTATTCTGGATAAGATCACACGCAATAGTATTGGAATGGACGAATATTTTGATCGTCTATTCAATCTTCACGAAACTACCACAAACTATCCGCCATATAATTTAATACAAATAAATAATGTTGAATCTCATCTTGAGATTGCTCTTGCTGGATTTAGAAAAGAGGAAGTAAATGTCTTCACAGAGTATGGAAAACTTTTTGTCGAAGGGCAAAAAGCAGATACAGAATCGGGACATACGTTTATCCACAAGGGTCTGGCTCAGCGAAGTTTCAAAAGGGCATGGACTTTATCCGATGACACAGAAGTCAGAGAAGTCGTCTTTGAGGATGGACTACTTACCATTCGATTAGGTAAGATTGTTCCAGAACATCATAGTCGCAAAGATTATCTCTAAATAGATAAAAAACTTCTAATGAAATCTTTTAAAAAGTTTCAACAACACTCTGGTGCCTATTCTCATACAGTTATAGATCCTATAACCAAAAAGAAAATAAAAGTACCAAAAGGATATTCGGTCCCTGTACGAAGTCGTTCAAGTGCTGGTGGTAATGGAGATTCTGGTAATGGTGACTGACTAAATATTGCAGGCTGCCCTAAAATATCGTTGGCGCTGGGAGGTAATCTGGCAAAATCCAGGTTGACACCTCCCATTTTTCTTGGTATAATGTGTGAAGGATAAAAGAAAAAAATGTCGATCAAATTAGCATTATTGAAATCTGGAGAGTCTATTATTTCTGACGCTAAAGAACTTATATCAGATGATAAGTTGTGCGGGTACTTATTCAAGAATCCAGAAATAGTATCTATTATGAATCCTATCTTTTTGACGGAAGAACAAAATCTAGACTCAAGACAAGTTGAAATAACATTATCGCCTTGGATTATTCTCTCAAATGATAGAGAAATCCCAGTTTCTCCGGATTGGGTTGTAACAATTGTCGAACCAATTGAAACTGTTAAACAAATGTATGAGGAAAAAGTAAATGGAAAAGAATGTGAAGTGTCTTCTATTGAAGGTTGACAACGTAATCATTACTGAAATTATTGAAATTGGATCTGAACTTGGCGAACCAGATTGCAAACTCATCAATCCTTATAAGATTGATGTAGATGGTAATCTATTTCCTTGGCCTGAAGTAACAGATCAAAGGGAGTTAATGATTCATTCTGATAGTATCTTGACTATTGTTGACCCTAAAGAAGAAATTGTTGAAAAGTATCTTGAATTAACTGCAAACTAAATTGATGTCTTATCGCTTCTATACCAACGTTCAGATGGTTGGAGATTACTTTTTGGTGCGAGGTTATGAAAATGGCAAACATTTTATGACTCGTGAAAAGTTTTCTCCAACTTTTTTTGTTTCATCGAATAAAAAAACCAAATATAAAACACTTGAAGGAGATTATGTTGAAGCAATTCAACCAGGAACAGTTCGTGAATGTAGAGAGTTTATTAAAAGATATGAGGGAGTAGAAAACTTTAAGATTTATGGAAATGAAAGATTTATTTATCAATATATTTCTGAAAATTATCCAGAAGACGAAGTAAAGTTTGATATTAATAAAATCAAGTTAACTACTATCGATATTGAGGTTGCATCTGAAAATGGATTTCCAGATGTAGAAAGTGCAGCAGAAGAAGTTCTTCTTATTACTCTGCAAGATTATAATACAAAACAAATTAGGACTTGGGGTCTGGGTCCGTATCAAAATACTCAAAAAAATGTTACCTATAAAGCATTTACATCTGAATATGATTTATTGAATGATTTTATTTGTTGGTGGATGATTGAGGATAATACTCCAGAAGTGATTACTGGTTGGAACAGCGTTTTTTATGATATTCCATATCTTGTTCGTCGTCTAGAAAAAATCCTAGGTGAAAAACTAATGAAGCGCATTTCTCCTTGGGGATTGGTTACTGAAAGGGAAACATTTATTTCTGGAAGAAAGCATATTCACTATGATGTGGGTGGAATCTCTCAATTGGATTATTTGGATCTTTATAAAAAGTTTACCTATAAGGCACAGGAATCATATCGACTGGATTATATTGCCGAAGTTGAACTGGGGCAGAATAAACTAGATCACTCTGAGTTTGATACATTTAAAGATTTTTATAGCAAAGGTTGGCAGAAATTTTGTTCTTATAATATAAAGGATGTGGAACTTGTTGACCGATTGGAAGACAAGATGAAACTGATTGAACTCGCACTTACGATGGCATATGATGCTAAAGTGAATTATAGTGATGTATTCTCTCAGGTTTCTATGTGGGATACTATTATTTACAATTACCTCAAAAAAAGAAATGTTGTAATTCCACCCAAAATTAAATCAGAAAAAACTGATAAGTATGCTGGTGCTTATGTAAAAGAACCAGTTCCTGGTGTTTATGACTATGTTGTAAGTTTTGACTTAACATCCCTATATCCTTCGTTGATTATGCAATTTAATGTATCACCAGAAACACTTTTGGATGATAGGATTCCTAATGTTTCTGTTGATAAAATCATTAGGAAAGAAGTTGACTTTGGGGATCTTACTGATAAGTGTGTGACTGCAAATGGGTGTTTGTATGATAAAACCAAAAGCGGTATATTCCCAGAACTTGTAGAGAAGATTTTCAACGATAGGCAAATCTATAAAAAGAAAATGCTTGCTGCAAAACAGCAATATGAGAACAAAAAAACTAAGGAGTTGGAAAAGGAAATTTCCAGATGCAATAATATTCAGATGGCAAGAAAAATCCAACTTAATAGTTTGTATGGGTCAATTGGGACACCATACTTCAGATACTATAAGTTAGCAAATGCGGAGGCAATTACTCTATCTGGTCAGGTTGCGATTCGTTGGATTGAAAATAAGATGAATGCTTATCTTAATAAACTTCTCAAAACACAGGATGTAGATTATGTTATTGCTTCTGATACTGACTCTATCTATCTTAATATGGGGTCTTTGGTTGAAACTGTATACCAGGGAAGAGAGAAAACTAATGAAAGCGTTGTTTCGTTCCTTGATAAGATCTGTCAGGTGGAACTTGAAAAGTATATTGAAAGTTGCTACCAAGAATTGGGGGAATATATGAATGCATATGCTCAAAAGATGCATATGAAGAGAGAGTGTATTGCTGATCGTGGAATCTGGACTGCAAAGAAGAGGTATATTCTTAATGTCTGGGATAATGAGGGTGTTCGTTATGAAGAACCAAAACTCAAAATTATGGGTATTGAGGCAATCAAATCTTCCACTCCGGCCCCTTGTCGTAAGATGTTAAAAGAATCTTTTGCTATTATGATGAATGGAACTGAAGATAATGTCATTAAGTTTATTGATAAGTGTCGCGAAGATTTTGGAAAACTTCCTCCCGAACAGATATCATTTCCTCGTTCTGTATCTGATGTAATTAAAAATAAATGCCCCGATAATATTTACGCAAAAGGAACACCAATTCATGTTCGCGGGGCATTACTATACAATCACTACATAAAGGAAAAGAATCTTACAAATAAATATTCTCTTATCCAAAATGGAGAAAAGATTAAATATTGCTATCTAAAATTGCCAAATCATATTCGCGAGAATGTGATTTCATTTATTTCTGATTTTCCAAAAGAACTTGCACTTTCTCAGTATATTGATTATGATACTCAGTTTGAGAAAGGATTTTTAGAACCACTTAAAACTATTCTAAATGCAATTGGATGGAAGTCCGAAAAGAAAATAACACTTGATTCTTTCTTTCTTTAGTGCTAAAATGAATCTACCTATCACAGAAAAAGAACTAGAACTTATTATTGAGATGTTAAAGAGTAAACATCCGCAGATTTATAATAAGTTATGGTCTTATCAATTTAAACTAAAATATCAACAGGAGAATAAGTAATGGATTTTTTAAAAGACATCGTAAAGGAGATTGGTGGAGAATATACTCAACTTGCATCAGATATTGATGAAACTGAAACTTATGTGGATACAGGTTCGTACATTTTTAATGCTCTTGTATCCGGTAGCATATTTGGTGGGGTATCTGGTAATAAGATTACT